ACACCAACCAAACGAATGCCAGCAAAAGGATTGCGTACAGTAGAAACTAAACGCTTTTCTGCGTACAGAGTTATAAATCCGGGTGTAGTCTGCTCAAACGCTTGCACGTTCATTTCTTCCACATCGGCAATAGTTACAAAATTTGTCCAGTTCGCTAAATACACGCTGAAATTACCATTGCCAACAGTTTGCATATATGGATTTGGGATTACAGGGAATCCAAAAATATAAACTACAGCACCGCCATCTGAATCGCCAATTTCAGCAAATTGTCGAATAGTCACGCCAGTTCCTAAATTGCGTAAATTGTGAATTGTTTCCGGGTGCATCATCCACGCAGTGCCGGGCAAACTCCAATATTGAGCAGGGAATAGCCGAGCCATGTCAGTAATGTCTCCATAGGCAATCGCCGCACCAGCTTGACTTACAGTGGCAATACTGTGAATGCCGTTTGTGATTGCTGTGCCGCTTGTGCCATAAGCAGAAGCTCCAGCAGTTGTGTACATATTCAGACCGCGCAAACCATCTACGCCGCCTGTTGTGGTAGTTGTAGAACCAGCTTGGTCGTTATTGATAATCATTGAATTGGCTTCTTGAGTGCCAAATTCTTCAAACAAATCTTGAACTAATGTTTCATCTAAATAATTTACATCAGACAAAACCGCCGAACGAATTGGCAACTGAGCCGTGATTACTCGTGTAGGTATTTGCCAAATGGATGTTGATGTATTAGGTGTTCCGCTGTCAGGCGTGAACGTGTAACCCCAAGGGTTAGCTTGTGTTGTTGCGTTACCAGTTTTAGCAACAAACTGCACCGCGCTTTGACCGCTACGAACAACTTGCCTTGCTACTTGACGCATTGGATTTGCAAAACGTAAAGCGGCAAACGCACTATCAAATAAATTGCGACCACCAATATTACTGCCCGAACCTGTAATTGCAGAGGCTTCGCGCAAATCAATTTTGATTTTGTCGCCTGTTTCCAAAGTCTGTTTAATGCCTGTCAGGATTCGTTCAGTGATGCTCATGGTGATTCCAAATAAGGTTGCAGAAAAAAAGGTGGAGGCCGAAGCCCCCACCAAAGGCAACAATCAGGTTGATGTGCCAGTAGAGCGATAACGGACACCAGCGTTCGGGTCACGCACAGATGTAGCCAAGCGTTTTTCACCATAGAAAGTGATAAATCCGGGGGCTGTCTGGTCGTATCTACGCATCACCATGTTCAAACGGTCAACAATGGTGTGGAAGCGTGAGAAGTCAGCAAAGTACATCGGGTACAAGCTGTTAGTACCAGCCGAGCCAGTTGTGCCTTGGAATGGGTTATCCAAATACTTATTGATAACCACATCAAAGCCCAACATTTGACCGATGATGCCATCAGGGTTCAATGATTCAACAGAGTTGAAAATTGGACGACCATTGGTATCTTGCAAGCCGCGAATAGCTTGAGCCAAAATTGGATTGACCATGAACTTGGCGTTAGCTGTCCAATATTGTTGTGGCAAAGCGTACATCGTATTGATAACGTCTTTGTATGCAATGTTGTTCAATCCAACAGTGTTCACGTTTGAAGTCAACTGGTCATAGGTAGCCAAGCTGTGCAAGCCGGTTGTTGAGCCTGTGCCTGATGTACCAAATGCCGCCGTTGATGCTGTGCCGCCCGTGTAGGTAGCATTAGAACCAGCGTATTGGTCAAGACCACGCAAGCCGTTTGTACCGCCGTAAGGGTTTGTTCCAGACTGTGCGGCTTGGTCATTATTTTGCACCATTGAAAGTGCCTCACTCTGCGCGAATTCGGCGAGCATGTCATCAACAACATTACCTTCCAAACCGTCAATGTCATCCAAAGCCGCAGTACGGATTGGAAACTGGACGTTCAAGTCTTGCAACACAAGTTGCCAAATGCTTGTGTCTTCAGTTGTAGCAGAGCCGTTGTTTTGGATGGTGTAACCCCAAGCCGCACCAGCATTACCTGTTTTGACACGGAATTGATATGAAGAACCATCGGTTGCAACAGTGCGAGAAATGCCACGCATGGGGTTAGCCAAACGCAGAGCAACAAACACAGGGTCATAGCCTGTACGACCACCTTGATTGTTACCGCCAGCGGTCAACGCAGATGCTTCTTGCAAGTATGCGTCATACTGACCAGCATCTTCAAACATCTTTAATTCTTTTTCGGTTTGGCGACCAGCTTTGTAGTAATTAGTGATTTGCTCACGCACAGCACGATTCACGTCACCGCGAACAGTTTTGTGTGGTGCGCGAATGATTGCGGGTGCTTGAACAGTTGCCAGTTTTGCTTCAAAGGCAGAGAATTTCTCAGCCATTTCAGCTTGCACGGCGGCAATAGCTTCGGGGATTTTTGCTTCAACTGCTTGAACTGCTTCGACTTGTTTAGCTTCGATAGCGTCCAGCTTCTCAATGATTGCTTGGGACATGATTAACCTTTCAGTCGTTTATCTAGGGATTTAGACAACTCGCGCATTTCAAGTGCGGCAAGAATGTCAGCTTCGGTCACTTCCGCATCAGAATCTCTCTGGTGAGGCGCATTTTCAAGCGGCACTTCAACAGCATCTCGCTGTTCAATCACCCTCTTGAATACAGATGCGGCAGTGACCGCATTCTGTTTAGAAACCCCTGCATCTCGCAAGGATTGCTCTAATACTCGTAGATCAATTGCACCATCATTGGTGAAATATTCTAATTTTTGCACTTCTGCTTTTAAATTGTTTGGATACATCACCACGCTCACCTCGCGCAAACCGCCTTTGGTGATCTGAAAATATCCATCTTCATACGGGTTATCTGAACCCACTGTCATGGGTGTGCCGTCTTCTTTGACCCATTGATATTCATCAGCGTAAGCGGCAACAGAAACACCGCCAAACATAGTGGGCGACTCAGTCATGATTTGATACAAGTCAGAACCAGCGGTGGTGTTCATGTACAAGCGACCGCAAGCAGTCATACCATCATCATCAAACTCAAAGCTGTGCCATTCGCCAACAGGCATTGCGTCATCGGCATGGTTCAAAAACATAGGCAATGGTTTGCCCTCTTTTGTGAACGAGCCAGCCCAATCCATAAAGCCCTCTGGCTGATAGTTGAACTTGCGACCATCTGCGCCCTCTCGCGCACCCCAAGTGGTTACTCGCGCTTCAATCTTGCCCGTTGGTTCTGCCCCGCCTGATTGCGCTTCCACGCGCAGTTTTGCCTCGCATACCATCATCAAGTTTTTTGTCATGAATTACCTCATCGACTTTTGTTCGGTCAATGTCTTGTATTGTTTTAGGCGGTCTACCTCGTGTAGGTTTACCTTTTGGCTTGTAATCTTTCAACAATCGTACCACTTTTTTAAAAATAGCTGTCATTGTTTTAATCCATTAACAATGTTGCAACTAATTCTTCTTCAGTAGGCTGTGTTAGTTTTTGCTCGCTTAACAAGTTTAGCATCACATCTTGCATCATTTTTTCAAGACTAACACTCGCATATCTTGTTCTATTTCCAGTTGCAAAAATTTTGCTAACGATACCTTTTGCATAAGCTGACTTAACTTTAGCAACGGCATGGCGAGGCGGGTAAATCCTGTTAGGCTCAATAATGAATGGATAACCAATGCCGCCATTTGGCAAAACAGGCGCAACATTGCTCCCGTCTGCGGTAACTAAACCAACGCTACCAACAGCTTCAACGCCTGTTGGATAAGCATTTCCAGCCTGTGCGCCGCCACCGCTTGCGGTCACTGTTCCTGTTTCGGCTGTTGCTTGAACGCCAGTTAAGTTTGTTTGCCCACTGCCATTAACAGTCAATGTTCCTACTTCGCCTGTCGCTTGAACACCAATAACTGCGGTGTTTCCATTACCTACTGCAATGACTGCCCCTGCCGCGCCTGTACTTTGTACGCCTGTAATTGAAGTGCTGGCATTGCCAAATACCGTTACTGTTCCTGCTGTGGCTGTGCTTTGAACCCCTAATATGTTTGCGCTTGCCGCGCCTGTTGTAGTAACTGTGCCAACTTCGCCTGTTGCTTGTACGCCAATAACCGCTGTATTTGCATTGCCGTTTGCCGTAATTGTTTCAACCGCGCCTGTTGCTTGTACACCTGTTAAGGTTACATTTCCCCCCGCTGATGCTGTTGTTGTGCCAACTGCGCTAGTTGATTGAACGCCTGTTAAATCTGTATTTGCCGCGCCAGTTGCCGTAATATTACCTACTGCACCTGTTGCTTGTACGCCCGTGACGTTTGCTGTTCCATTAACAGGTACTGGGCCAAAATTCCATCCAATGTTGTTTCCACCGTCTATGTTGTTGTACGGAGGGTCTGTTGGCGCACTAAAAACTGCCCCACCTATAGCAACAATATCTTTTATGTTTCGTTGGTTTACAATTAAAGTTCCGCTGGTCTTGTTTAATGTAGCTTGAGTACCCGAAACTGTTGTAGTTAAAGGATTAGTAATACCACCAGTATTGGTGTAAAACATATCCACAACATTTAGCGTTGAATTTGCGGCAAGAACAATATTTCCTAATGAACTCCCGTTACTGTTTTCATTAATCGTTGTTATTGTTTGCGTATTGCCAGAAGAACCTATAGTTACGGTATATTGATTAGTAGAAAATGTGCCAATATTTAATTCTGGGAAAGTTCCATTAGGTACATTAAACGAACCACTGGATGCAAATTGAACTTTAGAACCAGTTAAACTTAAAGTTGTTCCAACCATAGAACCAACAAATGTGCCAGTACCACCGGAATTGTTGTTAATTTCTATGCGGTTACCACTGCTTACAGTTATGGTTTTTGTATTTGAATTATTAAAATTAAACGCATTGCAAAGTAAATTACGACTGTTTGTATCAAGTGATGAAGAAACATTATAAGCACTAGCATAAGACCCAAGTAAATTTAATAGTTTATATATTGTCCCAGTTCCACCGCTAACATTTACAATGGCTGGTAATGCAGCAGTTGATTCTATAAAATTTATTCTTGACGTATTAGTTGATGCAAGAGTTATAGATGTAAACGGTGCGATACTGGTAAAGGTATTTTGATTGGAATAACTTCCATAAATGGTTGGCGTACTATTTGTATATGTATGAACGCCGGGAGCGTTTAATAAAGTTAAATCCAAAACATAAGAACTGCTTAAAGCAATGATTGCATTGCTGTTGCCAAAAGTAAAATTAAGGGCTTTAGCTTCTGCGCCGCCAGCCGATGTTCCGTGAGCAATAGTACAAGTACCAGACGTAGGGGAGAAACTTACGTTTGGAGTACCAGTGTATGAAAAATTTGTAATGTCTGGAAAATCCCAATACGTTGCACTAGCTGACCTTGTGTTTACATAAGACCCTGTACCAAAAGCAATAGCCCTTGTATTGTTATTGTTTGAGGAAAAAATTCCAAAATTAGTTAATGTGAAATTATTTAAATCTAGTGTGCCTGACGTTAATGTTATTGTTCTTAATGTTGTAGTGCCAACAGCTAAAGCATCTTGTAATCTATAGGTTGCAGTGCCAGAAAATGTAATTGGAAAATTTAAATTTAATCCCGCACTTACTATATTTTGTGTTCCGCTGGTAGCCGCTAAAGTTACTACACCTGAGCCAGCAGCTATGGTCATTCCTGATTTAAATGTCAAATTACCATAAATCGTTAAAGTAGTACCAGTAGAACTAGCTTTTGACCCTGTAAAAAAACTACTATAAACAAGACTTCTAATTGCTGTGCCAGTAGTAAAGTTTGTACTACCAGTTCCAGCAACAAACTCAAAACTTATGCTGTTTGCTTCTGTTGGCAATCCTGCATTGATTGTCCTTGATGTTCCTCCACTATTTGTGCAAAGTATTAGCGGAGTTCCAGTTACGTTATATGTTGACGCACCAGTAAAAATAGTTCCTGTACTATTTAAAGAAATTGTATTTGTTCCAAATGCTAGAGTTCCAGTAAACCCTGTCATTGTTAGCGTTTGAATCGTAACGCTTGAATTTACTGTTGCAGTACCAGCACCTGATAACGCATTAAATGTTGCCGTATCTGCTGTACTTGGGACACTTGCACCACTTGCGCCGCCAGATGTAGCACTCCAATTAGATGTGCTTGTCCAGTTGCCTGTACCGCCAGCAACCCAAAATCTTGCCGCCATTATTCAACATCCTCATCCAGCAAAGGTTCTGATGGTGCAGATGTAATTAATAAAACCCAAGCATTGATGCGCTCTTGTTTCATAGCATCTATTTCAACATCAGTATATGTATGGTCATCAGGAAGATATAAAGCATCCCTAAACATAATTCCGTTGTGCGTATGCTCGTAGATTATTTGCATAATTAAGCAATACGAATGAGAGCAGTTGCAGCTACAGCGACAGGGAAATTAACAGTAAATGTGCCATTTGTGCTAGTAATATCAGCACCAAAATCATAAGCCGCCACCGATTTATTACCTTGCGTAAAGTTGTAAATTAAACAACCGCGTGCCGTAATAGTTGAGCTTGTGAAAGCAGGATTGTTAAATGTTAGGCAAGCAGTTGACCCTGATAGCGTAACTGTAAATCCTGACAACGTAGCACCGCCAGCCGTGTAACCTGTACCCACGACCTCATTGGTTGCAGAATAAACTGTTGTAGACGCATCTAGCGTAGCTGTAGAGGTATACAAAGCAAGTTTATATGTGTCCGCAGAAGTTTGCGTTCCTGACAAAATATCTTGTTTATAAGAATTAGTCATCGTTGTAGTGATTGCCATTACATCTCCTTAGTTTCTGCACCGATAAAAGCGCCATCTGCATTGCGAATAAATGTTATTCTTTTTGTCGTTTT